AATTGCAGACGGTGACTTTAAATTTAAGGATGGTCTTCAAAATATTATGCAACAGGCTGAGATTGAAAGAGCTCGTGACGTACAAAACGGTATAAATGCTGATAACATCTTAGCAAAGCAAGAGTATGAAGCATTAAAAGATCAGTACCCTAACGGTATACCTCCAAAAATAGAAAGAGAGTTTTTACAAGATACAGAACGTAAGTACCCACATTTCGATGCTACTAAACTAAATAGTAATAATGCTAGTATAACAACTGGTGGAGAATATTCTGGACAAGCTGGTAAGCCAGATGCTAACTATGACTATAAAACAGATTTACAGACTGCGCTTGTTGGAGAGGAAGATCCAAGCAGAGCTCAGGTTTTTGAATTAAATAGAGCATATGGTGATTTTACACGTAGAGTTAAAAATCAAGTTAATGTAGGCGTTGAGCCAGAAACAGCTCAGAACGATGCTTATGATATAGTTGAGCGTAATTTAAAAGAAGGTAAGTATAAAGATAAGATTATACCAAGAAGTATTGACCCAGCTGATATACTTGCTGATAACCAGTTATTAAGAGGTGATACTAATAAAACTAGATTTAATAATCAGCCTAATTCTCTTGCAGAACGTATAGCATTATCACGATATAAAGCTCATAAACTATACGGTGAGCCCTTTCCTACCTACTTTAATGGTGTAGTTAGAGGTACTAAAATATCTAATTTAGATTATGCTGAAGATAGATTTACGTCTACTGGTGGTTATAATAGCATAGGTGAAATTGCTCAACGATTCACACCTAATGACGAGGGTGTTCTAGTAGATAAACAATTTGGACTTACTAAAGAAGAGCTAAATAAGTTTGAAGTTAAACCACACCTAACTAAAACTAATATTGAAATGATATCTAATCCAAAGGTTGCGGAAAAAGTTTTAAATGGTTTTAGAAAAGATGGAAATGAAATTGGTACATACCAACCGTATGTAGGTTTTGGTAGAAAAAACGGTGACAAGCTTACAGTACGTCAAATTCTTGAAATAGGTAGAAGAGGCGGTACTAACTTTGGAATATACGGATATACTCATCAAGAGTTACTTGAGGCTACAAAGTCTGGTGCAATAAGTAAAGATGCTTTATTTGATGAAACTACTCAAACACAAATGGTTTTTGAATTAATTAGACAACGTTCTAATCGAACCAATAGTATACGAGGTGCTATTATACAAGCTAAAAAAGGTGGAGAAGAAACTATTTTTGAAGGTGATGAGGATATAGAAAGATGGGATAGACTTACTAATATGAGTCCCGGTGAAATAAAAGCAACTCTTGATTTTTTTCCTTCATTAAGAAATACACCAGCAAATCAGTTCCAAAATCTTACAGCTGGTGTTTCATTAGAAATTCTGAAAATATTAGAAAAAGAAAGTAAAAAACAAGAAGAAGAAAAAACAACGTCTGATAAAACAGATAACTTTGAGTTCCAAGTAAACTATCTATCTAAACAGTTAGGTATTTCAAAAGAAGAAGCAAGAAAAATTTTAACAGATAAACAAGCAAAAGAAAAAGGTACAGTATTCGATACAAATGACTGATTCAAATTACTCTGGTGCAGAAATAAACGTAAATCTCGAGTATGCAGATTACTTGGCAGATGAAGCGGAACAGGCACAAGAGGAGTACGAACAGGCTAGAGATCTACGAAAAGAATCTCAGTCTACGTTACAGCAAGAGAAAAGAGTTTCTAAGGAAATTCAAGAAGATCCTCGAAATGCTGATAACTGGGGTGCTAAGGCACTAATTAGAGAAGGACAGTCTATATTATCTGGTGGTCTTCAAGACACAGCATCCTCTCTTGCAACTTTTCCAGAACGTACACTTGATGCGTTATCTGGTGAAATGCAAAGAGAAAGACGTGAGACTGGTACATATAGACCAGATTGGAGCCCATTTGGAGCATACGACAATCCAATAGAAACAAAAACATGGTGGGGTAAACAGCTTCGTGGCTTAGTACACTTCGGTTCACTTGCACTCGGTACAGTCGCAGCAGCTAAGGCTGCCGCAGCTACCGGTATAGTTACTATACCAGCCGGATTACTTGCACTATCAAAAGCTAATATAGTCAGAGGTGCGGCTGTAGGAGCTGTCTCTGACCTTATATCTAAAGAGTCAGACGAGCAAAATGCTTTGGGTGCATTACGTGATAGATATGGTTGGATAGATACACCTATATCTACCAAAGACACTGACCATCCAGTTATAATGAAACTTAAGAATATTGTTGAAGGTATGGGCATAGGTCTAGTCTTTGACGGTTTAGCTTATACACTCGGTAAAGGTAGTAAAAAAGCTGTAGATCAGATTACAGCTAGAAACAAGAGCTTAGAAAAACAAACAGTAGAAGCTGGTGTAGCACAACTACGTAAAGGTGAGATGGAGTTTAGAGCAGATAAAAATGCACCTATATCTCAACCACACCAAGGGGCACACATATCTGAGGTTGAACCACAAGTAGCTAGAGATCAATTATCTGATACACGTAACAAATGGGGCTCAGAAGAGGGTTCTGCTGGTAGTGTTACAACACCTGTAGAACGAGAAAGGATAGCCTTAGAAGGTGGTACAGACGACGCTACGGTCGAAAGAATTATGAAAGGTTTGATGAGTAGCGAGAAGTTTGCAAAAGAACTAGCAGCAGCGAAAGGTAACAGACAAGCATTGGTAGCAAAGTTTAAAGAAGCTATAGAAGGACATCAACGTATAACACAAGGCAGAAATGCAGTTGATATGTCACCACAGGAATATTTAAAAGAGTTACTAGAAGCTCAACCTGATATAATTGATGGTGTAGAAGTATGGACATCTAAAAATGTAGTTATTGCTGACCTTGTAATTGGTACACTTCTTAAGCAAGTTCGTGATTTAGGTACAGCTGGTAGAGAAATAGCAGACCTTGTCGATTTACAAGACATAGACGGGCCAACTAAACAGATAGTTGACACTATGCTCACTGCACTCTACGAAACAAAGAAAGCTAGATTTGTAAAGTCTGACTCATTTAGAGAGCTAGGTCTTGGTAAAAAGAGCAAGAAGACAGTAGAAGAAGCAACACAAGCTTCTATGGAAGATGCTAAAAATTCTATTATGTCTATATTAAATATTGCTAAAGGTGATAAAGATGACAACTTACTAAATGCGTTGTATGAAGCATTTTCTATGATGGACAATGTTAATACATTAGATGACTTTGATAACTGGGCAAGAAAAACTATACTTGGTGGACAGTTAGAAGCTACAAGCCCTAACCGTACAGGTGCTATGATACGTGAACTAGAAGGTGTAATGACACACGGTATACTATCAAGTCCTAAAACACCAGCTCGTGCTATTATGGGTACATCTACTGCAACATTCCTAAGACCGCTAGCTACAGCACTAGGATCAATTTTAAGACTGCCATTTGATGGTAATGTAGCTGACGTAAGAGCAAGTCTTGCATCAGTAAATGGTATGATAGAAGCCGTTCCAGAATCGTTTACTATATTTAGAAGTAAGCTAAACTCATACTGGAAAGGTGATATAAGATCAATTAAGACACGTTACTCAGAGTTTACACAGGCAGATGACAACTGGGAGATACTACGTCGTTGGGCAGAAGATAGTGGCCGTGCTACTGAAGGAGAGCAAGCAGCTTTTGCGGTAGCTAACATGGCACGTCAGATGAACAACAGCAACCTCTTGACATACTCTACTAAAATTATGGCTGCAACTGACGATGCGTTTGGCTACATTCTTGGTCGTGCTAAGATGCGTGAAAAAGCTATGCGTAAAGCTTTGGAGTTACAAGAGAACGGTTTTTCAACACCTAAAATTACACCGGAGTTAATGAGAGCATACGAAGATGATTTTTATGCACAAGTGTTTGATGCACAAGGTAATATCATTGATGAAGCTACAAAGTTTGGCCGTAAAGAAGTAACACTAACACAAGAACTTACAGGCTTTGCAAAAGGTCTTAATGATGTATTTAGTGCTACACCTTTAGCTAAACCGTTCTTTCTATTTGCTAGAACTGGTGTAAATGGACTTGCTTTAACAGGGAAGTATACACCGGGTTTTAACTTCTTAGTCAAAGAGTTTAATGATATAGCTTTTGCAAACCCAGCCGATTTAGCTAGTGTAAACAAGTATGGCATCTTTACAGCAGAAGAGCTTGCTAATGCACGTAATTTACAAACAGGTCGATTGGCAATAGGTTCAGCTGTAGTATTCATGGCTACACAAGCTTGGATGCGTGGTGATCTAAATGGTAACGGCCCAATTGATAGGCAAAAAAGACAACTGTGGCTTGACAGTAAGTGGGAACCAAGAACAATTAAACTAGGTGCAGTTCGTGTTGGTTATGACCAGTTTGAACCGTTTAACCTTATTATGTCTACAATAGCTGACGTAGGTGATGCAAGTCAACTTATGGGTGAAGAGTGGACAGAAAACGAGTTAGGTAAAATTTCTCTTGTCGTCGCACAGGCTATTACAAGTAAGTCGTATCTTGCTGGAATACAATCGTTTGTTGACCTATTTGCTGGTCGTCCCGGTCAGGGTGATCGCATTATAGCTGGACTAATTAATAACCAAGTACCACTAGCTGGTATACGTAATGATTTAGGTAAATTATTTACACCTTATATGCGTGAGATTAACTCAGGTGTATTTCAGTCAATACGTAATAGAAACTTAATTACTGAAGGTCTTGCTGAAACTCAGCTACCTATCAAGTATGATATGTTAAACGGTAAACCGATTAAAGATTGGGATTTTCTTACTCGTGCATTTAATGCTGTAAGTCCTGTTACTCTAAACTTAGAACAGAGTGAAGGTAGAAACTTTTTATTTGATAGTGGATACGACTTACGTACATCAACATATTTTGCACCAGACAGTACAAACTTAACTGATCATCCTTTTATTAGATCACAGTTCCAAAGAGCACTTGGGTCCCTTAACTTAGAATTAGAGCTTGATAGACTGTCTAAAGATGAAAGAATGATAGCATCAATGGAGCAGATGTATGCTGACATACGTGCTGGTAAACGAGCACAGTTTAATGCTAGAGACTATTATCATAATAGAATTATTGATAGATTATTTAAGAGTGCTAAAAAAAGAGCATGGGCATCAATTAAGGATGATCCAAGCATAGCAAAATTAATTGAGAAACAACGTTTAGAAAAACTAGAACAGATAAGTAAACGTACTACAACCGCAAACATTCTTAATATATACAAATAATGGCAACAACAAAGACAACTGAAGAACTTTTTAGTGGAAATAACTCACAAACTAACTTTCCATTTACAATAGAATATTTAAAAACTTCTGATATAGTAGTAAAGGTTAGCGGTGTTTTACAGACCGAAACAACTGACTATTCTGTTGTCGGGACTAATATAGTATTTGTCACGGCTCCGCCTACTGGAACTAATAATATTAGAATTACAAGAGTAACAGACATAGATACAGCTAGAAGCATTTATGCTGCTGGGTCCTCTATTCGTGCAAAAGATTTAAATAGTAATCAAGATCAAGTTCTATTTAAATTACAAGAAAAAGAAACAACTGCTTCAACCTCAACAGTATCAAGCTCGTCCCCTACTAGCCCAGTTAATGGTGACACTTGGTATGATGCTGTTTCTGGTAGAATTTTTGTTTACTACACAGATGTAGACTCATCACAGTGGGTAGATGCAAGCCCTACTTTAGTCAACTCGTTTACACCATCAGGAGCAAATGCAGTAACTACAACTGCTTCTGAAAAATTAAAAGAAATAGTATCAGTTAAGGATTTTATTCCAGTTAATACTGACACAGCTACTACAGACTGTACACTATTTATACAAAGAGCAGTTAATTATCTAAATACTTTATCAACTTCTGCACCAGCTACTTTAGTCTTTCCTGCTGGCACTTATAAAATTACAGCACCTATAGACTTTTCTCAAAATGCAAGCGGCAACTTTAGAAGAGAAATTGTTGGTGGTAACGGCACAATGGCTGTTGCTAAAATACTTGTTGCTTATCATGGCTATGGTTCTAATTTAGTTTCTGGTAATGATAAAGGAGCATTTTTCTTTGGGCCAGCAACGGGATCTGGAAATTCTAATGAGTTTAGTTTGTCAGGTTTTCATTTTAAAGGTGAAAGTGGTTTCAAACATCCACCAGCTATAGAATGTAAAGGACCTGCACAAAGTAGATTTAACAACATTGTTATTGTATCTATAGCAAACTCAGGTTTATCAATATCTTCTCCACAAAACTGTAAGTTTTTTAACGTAAGTGTATGGTTTTCTGGAAGATCATTTGCATACAAAAATACTGGAACAGTAGGTACTACAGCTGGTATAGCAAAAGTAATTGTTGACCAAGCTCAAAATAGTAATGTAGTAGATGTTGACGCTACTTTAAGCACCAGCGTAGTTAATCTTACTGGCAATACAGCATGGGACAATACAGTTGGGTATACATCTGGACAGAGAGTTCACGCTAACAGTAAAATATATGAAGCTCAAGCTACGATAAGTAGTGGCGGTAATGCACCATCACACAGTTCTGGTACAACCGATAACTGGTTATTTATAGAAACAGCAATTCAAAGTGATACACCTTTTACAGCAACTGATAAATTTAAAACCATAGCTTTATGGAGTAGTTCAGATACAAATCAATTTAGACAGAAATGTAAAATTACAGGTGTTACTGATAACAATACAGTTACAGTTGATGTTACACAGCCTAACTTAGGTTCAATAGCAGCTTTAAATGATAAGAACTTAATTTTTGGTTCACCTCATATAACCACTACTTCAAACTCTACAACAATTACTGCCGATGCAAATACATTTTCTGCTGATGATGTCGGTGCATATATATGGTTAAAAGTTGCAAATCCTACCACTATTACAGCTTGGAGTGCTAGTACAGACTATGATACTGTTGGAACCTTAGTCAAAAATAATGGAAGGATTTATAGATTATTAGCAGACATAGGTACAGGTAAACTTCAGCCTACTCATGCAAAAACAAAAAAAGATATTGATGCGTGGGCTGCAAGTACAGCATACACAACAGATGATCTTGTTATAAACGCAGGAAATATTTATAAAGCAATAGTTGATATAGCTAGTGGTGTAGCTGCTCCAACTCATACAACACCTTCAACAAATGCTAGTCCCGGAGACCAAGATGTAAATGGTTGGGAGTATGTGCCTTGGGACGAAATGAGAATAGGTTTATACAGAAGAAAGATTGTAAGTGTAGATAATATAAGCAATAGTGCATCTTCTCAAGTTACTTTAGACGCAGCAATAGGTGCTACAACTACAACAACAAACGGTACTGGTAATGAAAACATCACTTGTGAGATAGCAGTTCCAGCAATAGATATAAATTCAGATCATGGTGGTGGTAATTCTTCTGATAATAAATTTGTTAATTTACAAGTAGAAAGCCATAGAGGTGTAGGTGTATGTGCAGAAGATCAAAGTTTGTTAGATTTTGCTACTACAAAAATACATTCAGAACAAGGCTCTGATGCTATTCTTTCTGGCTCAACTGACTATTCTGTTGCTGCTTTATGGTTGCATCAGGTAGACGGTAGTTATAATGGTTCTACTGATGGACAATATATCGGTGATAATAGAATATATGTATCAGCACAAAGTGCGGGTTTTATTCTTAATGATTTTATAACAAGAACTGCTAATCATGAACAGATAATTGCTATTGATGAGAAGAATGGTTTCTTTGATGGATCCTCTTTAATTATCGATAATATGTCTATTACAGGTGGCATTGCAGACGATGGTTTAGGAGATGTAGTTAACGATCTAAGTGGATCACCTGTTGGTTACATATTTACTGGAGCATTTGTAAATCAAGGTTCTGACACTGCTGGACCAATAATAGGCCACATCACACAAAATGCTCATGTTGAAGAATTAGGCACTGCAACCAGAATGTTTATTGCAAACAGTTCTTCATTCCCTGCTGTTAATCCAACAGGAGGAGGATTCTTGTATGTAGAAAGTGGTGCATTAAAGTACAGAGGATCTAGTGGAACAGTAACAACTTTAGGAAACGCATAATGACAGCATTAAATTTTAATTCATCTCCTTCATCTGGAGATGTACAAACTTTAGAGAATGGTATACAGTATCAATTTGACGGTGTAAAATGGATATCTCAAGGTACACCTTTACCAGTTAACGATTTATCAGCAGTTAATTTTACACAAAAAGCAGCTGATGGTGTTGCAAACATAGCTATACCTAGATCAGTTCAAGATAAATTTGAAGATTTTGTATCAGTAAAAGACTTTGGTGCAAAAGGTGATGGCTCTACCGATGATACTGCTGCTTTCAAAGCTGCGATTGCCACAGGTAAGGCTGTATATATACCTAAAGCCTCACCCTACTACAAAATTACTGATACACTAACAATAAACACTAGCCATCAAGGACTTATCGGCGATAAAGGTTTGTCAGAAATTTGGCTAGTCTTACCTACAAACGTAGACAAGTCAGCTATTGCAGTAGTCGCACCCGCAACTAGCGCTACTGTTGAGTATGTATTTATAGAAAACTTATATATAAAACTTAAAAGAGATATAAATGGTACAGCTACAGATAAAATTCCTAATTACAGCCATACTATTACTGAAAAATTAGCTGGTGTGGTCGTAAGCGGTAATGCTTCACTACGAACTCATGCAGTTCAAAATGCAAAACTAACTAATATAAGACTTGGAAACTTTGCTGTCGGTTTTTATTTTACAGATGTTGTAAGCACAAGTGTCTATAAGTGTTGGAATCAGAATTTAGTTAGCTTTGCTTCAGAAACCGCAACTACTGACGGAAGAACAATTCCTTTAAGAAGTGCCGGTGATTATGAGTCAACTAAATTTTGGGGAGTAGGTTATTATTTTGATGCAACTACATACGCTACTGGTGCTATCTCACCTTTAGCTAGTATCGAAGTTGTAGAAACAGATGAAAGTCGAGGTGAAGGTGATCCTAGTGATGTTGAAACTGTTAGTTATTTAATTGTTGGTGGAGATCCAAGAGATATATTTTTTCAAAGAGCAGAGTGTGCACACAGCGATTACGGTTGGTATATAGACGGAGGAGCTAATTTAGATTTTAACTGGGATATTCAAATTTTTAGACCCATAGCAGATCAAATTAAAATCAACGGAGTATATGCAAAACGAATTGCTGGTGCTGGTTCATTAACTATTAACGGTGGGTATTTTGTAGGTTCTGCTACAGCAAAAGCTGCTATACAGATAGAAAACAGTAACGGTGTAGTTGTTACTGGTGGAACACAGATATTAGGATTAACTAATGAAACTACTTTTGATGATGGAGTTATGATAAAAGACTCTAGTTGCTGTAGCGTAGTTGGTAATAGATTTGCTAATTTAAGCTATGCTATTTCGTTAGAAAATAGTAATCTATGCACCGTACAAGGAAATATAATTAATGGTGCTACAGCAGGAATAGGTCCAGCTGGATCTGCTGTTATTCCTAGATTAATAGAAGCTATAAGAGTTTTTGGTGATGGTTCTGGTAGAAGTTCTAGTAGAAACTCTATAATCGGAAACACTCTTAGAGGTAGTGATACTACACCTATCTCTGCTACATATGGACAAAGTGGAACTACTATAACAGTTACTAAAGCTAATCACGGATTAGATACAGGAGAATTTGTTTACATGGACTTTACTTCTGGTGCTGCTGTTGATGGACAGTATAGTGTTACTAAGGTAAATGATAATGAATTTACAGTACTTGAGTCAGACGGTACAAACCCATCTGCTACTATATCTGCTGGATCTACTTGTACTTTTGGAGCTAGATATAGTTTGGGAATAAATATTGGTGGCAGCAATGATATAAAAAATGTACTTGTTGGTAATGTTATCGACGCTGGTACTGTAATTACTCCAATATCTAACTCAGGAACCAATACTTCTACTAATAACAACATAACAGATTAAAATTAAACAAAAACAATGGCAAAACTAAATTATAGCGGTTTCACACAAGTAATTGAAGGTTTCTCTGTCCCACCACACGACTTTGTTTCAATGACTTATGCAGGAACTGGCAACGCAGGGGCTAATGACCCTACAACCATTACTTATAAAGATGGTGGTAGCAGCGGTACAACCGTTGCAACATTAACACTTACCTATGCAGCAGCTGGGCGAGTATCAACAGTTACAAGGACTTAATTATGGCAATAACCTTTAATCCACTAACAAGGTCCTTAGACAACACAGTTGAAGGTCAAACTAATTTAGGTACAAACACTAACTTTGGTGATAATGTAAAATTAACATTTGGAGTAGGTAATGATTTAGAAATATTTCATGACGGATCCCAAAGTATAATTAAAGATAACGGTACTGGACAACTTCTTATAAGTGGTGAAAATACAATCGCACTTACAAATGCTGCTGGAACAGAAAACTATGCAAGATTTCTCAAAGATGGAGCCGTGGAACTGTACCACGATAATGTTTTAAAATGTGCCACAAGCAGTTCGGGACTTGATTTACCAGACAACAGTAAGCTACAATTAGGCGATTCGCAAGATTTAAAAGTTTATCATACTGGTACTTTAGGTGTTATTAGAAATGTCACTGGTACTTTATTTATTGATAGTAATGACTTTGAATTTCGTTCATCAAGTGGCTCTAGTGCATTTCAAAAGTTTATAAAACTTGATTCAGATGCTGATGGTGATGGTGGGGTTGTAGAGCTGTACCATGATAATGTAAAGAAGGCAGAAACATCTAGTTCGGGATTTGATTTAGCAGCAGACAATAATAGATTAAGAATTGGTGCCGGTCAGGATCTACAGCTTTATCACACAACTAGTGGTAATTCAGTTATAAAAAATGATACTGGTGTTTTATATATTTCTGGTGATGATGTTCGTATTGTAAATAATGCAATAGATGAATCAGGTATTAAATTTGCTGCAAACGGTGCTGTAGAGCTCTACTTTAATGGAGCTAAAAAATTTGAAACGATTTCCGATGGCTGTACTGTAAGTCAAAATCTTAATGTAGGTTCTGAATTAAACCTAGTTGGCGGGTCAGATGGTGACAGATTTTTTGATGCACAAGTTGGTACTGGTGCTTTAAATATTAGAAAAATAACTGGTGGAGATGCTGGTCATGAAACTATGGCTAAGTTTATCGGTGATGCAGGCTGTGAACTGTACCATAATGCAGTAAAGAAATTTGAAACTACAGGATCGGGCATCACGGTACAAGGATCAGTCACGACTCAAGATATGAACATGTCTAACCTTAACGGCAGTGCTAATGAAGTGGACAATACAAAAGGTTCATGGAGCTTACAAGAAGGAGCTAACGACTTATTCTTAATTAACCGTGTTAACGGTAAAAAATATAAATTTAATCTTACAGAAATAAACTAATGGCAATTACAAAAACTTGGGAAGTTAATACATGTGTCCGTGAAACTGCTGATGGTTACGTAAACAAAGTTATCTATCGTGTAGATGCTACCGATGGTACTTACAAAGCAAGAGCTACGGGTAACGTAATGCTAGATAAACCTGAGACTCTTATTCCATATAAAGATTTGACACACAGTCAAGTTGTTGGTTGGGTAAAAACAGCTGTAGAAGCTGTTGCTTCTGCCGGTAATGGTCCTACAGTTGCACAAATAGAAGCAGCTTTAGAAGCTCAGATTTCTGAGCAGAAAACACCTACAACAGCAGTAGGTACTCCTTGGGGTTAGGTGAGGCAATCCACCTTCCAACCTTACCTTTACCGCCAGCACAGAGTTATCCAACCCCCTCTTTACCTCTCCCTACAGCAGATGTTCCCTCATATCAACCTTTGGTCGTACCTCCGCAAGATTTACGAAGACCC